TTAGAAACCGTAGCACGTATTGTGAAGGAGAGAGATAGTATGACAGATCTAACAAAAGAATATCTAAGCAGACTGTATGATATGATTAAAAACAAAGAAGATTTTAAACTTAGTATTGATCCAAACGATCCAGAACATCCTGATAACGAAGATCCAGTTAAATATTCAGGTGGAATGGGTGCAATGGCAAAACTAAGCAGTATGCTATCTTATCTTGCTATGTCTAGCAAGAACGACGAAGCATTTAACTTGCTAAGTCACTTAGGAACAGAATTACATAACATGCCAGAAAAGACAGTTATGTTATTGGCGAAAATTGTTATGTATTTAGATAAAAACAATAAAACGTCAGAAAAACAAGCGGAACCAGCAGAAAGTATTGCTGAATCGGTTGTAAATGATTTACGTAGAAAAATTTCATAAATTTTTCAGTAAAAAGTACTTGACAGTAAGTACTATAAAATGTATACTGTAAAGGCTAACAAAGGCAAAACTATTTGACTAACGAGAGGTTAGTTAAAAAACAAAGTGAAACAATAATGTTTCGCTACTAATAAAGGCTAAAATAGGAGAAACTAATAATGGCATCTTTAGCAGAAATCCGTGCAAAATTACAGGCACAAGATAAAAAGAGCACAGGCTCTAGTAATAGCGGCGGCGACAACGCAATCTTCGCACACTGGAACATTCCAGAAGGCACATCAGCATCATTGAGATTCTTACCAGACGCAGATGAGAACAATACGTTCTTTTGGAAAGAGCGTCAAATGATCCGTCTTCAATTTCCAGGAGTAAAAGGCGGAGACGAAAATAAACCAGTAACAGTACAAGTTCCATGTGTGGAAATGTGGGGAGAGCAATGCCCAGTCCATGCTGAAATTCGTCCTTGGTTTAAAGATCCTACTATGGAAGATATGGGACGTAAGTATTGGAAAAAACGTTCATACATTTTCCAAGGATTTGTATCACAAAGCGAAATGCAGGAAGACTCAGTACCTGAGAATCCTATCAGACGTTTCGTAATTTCACCTCAAATTTATAAGATTATCAGTTCAGCACTTATGGATCCTGAGTTTCAAGAAATCCCTACCGATTACGAAGCTGGTACAGACTTTAAGATTGTAAAATCTACAAAAGGTCAGTATGCAGATTATTCTACATCTAATTGGGGTCGTAGAGAACGTAGTTTAGATCAAGCAGAACGTGATGCAATTGCAACACATGGCTTGTTTAATCTAAATGACTTCTTACCAAAGAAACCAGATGCAGAAGCATTAAATGCTATCTTTGAAATGTTTGAAGCAAGTGTAGATGGTCAATTATATGATCCTGCACGTTTTGGTCAGTATTATCGTCCATATGGCGTTGATGCACCAACAACAGGCGCAACACCAGCACCAGCTCCTGCTCCAACACCAGTACCAACACCAGCACCAGCGGCTCCTGTAGCACCTGTAGCTGAAGCGGCACCGGCAGTTGTACAAGAGACGGTTGCGGCACCAACTGCAATTCCTGCACAAGAACCAGAAATGGCTACAGCAGGCGCACCAGCAAGTGATGCACCGAGTGCTCAAGACATTTTAGCGGCGATTAGAAATCGTAAGCAATAAGTAATATAAAACGAGTGGGGGTCCTTAGTGCCCTCACTTTAACTGAGGAGAAAAAACATTATGGCAAGACCATTTGACGTAAGTAAATTCCGTAAAAGTATTACAAAAAGTGTACCAGGTTTAAGTGTTGGATTCAACGACCCTGATACATGGATTAGTACAGGAAATTACACATTAAATAAATTAATTAGTGACGATTTCAATAAAGGAATTCCACTAGGTAAAGTAACAGTACTAGCCGGAGAATCCGGAGCAGGTAAAAGTTACATCGCCGCAGGTAACGTAGTTAAAGCGGCACAAGATCAAGGTATTTTTGTTATCCTTATTGATAGTGAAAACGCACTTGATGAAAAATGGCTACATGCATTGGATGTAGACACAGCACCAGAGAAACTACTTAAACTAAACATGTCAATGATTGATGATGTTGCTAGAACTATTAGTGACTTCATGAAAGACTACAAAGCAGAATATGCTGAAAAAGAATCGGACGAACGTCCTAAGGTATTATTTGTAGTTGATTCATTGGGTATGCTACTAACACCTACTGATGTAGATCAGTTTCAAAAGGGTGACATGAAAGGTGACATGGGTCGTAAGCCTAAAGCACTAACATCATTGGTACGTAATACAGTTAACATGTTTGGTGAATACAACGTAGGATTGCTAGCAACTAACCACACTTATGCATCGCAGGATATGTTTGATCCTGATGATAAAATATCAGGCGGACAAGGCTTTATATATGCATCAAGTATTGTTATTGCAATGCGTAAACTTAAACTAAAAGTTGATGCAGACGGCAATAAAACATCACAAGTATTTGGTATTAGAGCGGCTTGTAAAGTAATGAAAACAAGATACTCTAAGCCATTTGAAAGTGTGCAAGTAGAGATCCCATATGAAACAGGTATGAGCCCATACAGTGGCTTAACTGAATTCTTTGAAGCCAAAGGTTTGTTAAAGAAAAGTGGAAACAGTTTAGAATACATTAGCCCGGTAACAGGTGAAGTAATTAAAATGTTCCGTAAACCTTGGAATGCAAATAAGGACGGTGCATTAGACATTGTAATGAATGAATATAACAATGAAATTGCTGATGCGGCAGAAGAAGAAATGGGTAATACTGAAGAAACTATTACAACAACGGAGGCTATTAATGAATCTTGATGAAGGAGATTTTGAGTTTGTTTTTAATATATATGACGAAGCAACTGCTTTAATTAATGACAAAGATAAACCGGAGTTTGCAACAAAAGTAATTGCGGTTCTAGTTGATCATGGGTTTGAAATTAAACCAGCAGTAAAAGAGATTGCTGATCATTGCGACTTCCTTAGTGAAGCAATCGATGAGTATCTCGAACTAGAAGAAGAAGATGAAGGCTCTGTATTTGATGAGTATAACGAAGATGATGAGAGCTTAGATTACTAATGAGTATATGGTATCGTAAAGTAACAGCAAATCTTGGAGAGATAGTTTCGGCTATCTCTCACTTCGAAAAGCAAATTGATGAAGCAAGATTTGAATGCAGTATGAAAGGTAATCTCGAAAAGCAAAGTAGAGATATGCCAGGAATTGTTGAGCATAGATTTAATCAATTACAAGAAGTTGAAGCTATACTAGAATTTCTAAATACTGAAATGCGTAAATTACGATCAAAAACATTTCGCAAATTCTTAGAAAATTACAATAAAGCACTTAGTTCGCGTGATGCTGACAAATATGTAGACGGCGAATCAGAGGTAGTAGACCTGCAATACTTAATTAATGACTTTAGTTTAGTCAGAAATAGGTATATTGGTATAATTAAAGCATTAGAAGCTAAACAGTTTCAAATTAATAACGTAGTAAAACTTAGAGCGGCAGGACTAGAAGATATCTCACTTTAAGAGGTTGACAGGTAAGAAGTCTTACTGTATACTGTAAGTATATTAATTAAATGGAGTAATGATCATGCCTAAACATAAAACACCTTGGCCAAGTATTACAGTCGTTGATGTTATGGCCGCGGCTATTCAAGTTCACGAATCACAGGGTTTTATTCGTAGTGGACAAGGATACATAGATCATGAAGATCCCGAAAACCCAGTCACAATAGAAGATAATAAGACAAAAATTGTTGATATTATTGAAGATCCAAAAATGCTATTTACGCAGGATCAGTATGAAAAAGCCAATGAATTAATCAATACTATTAATGGTAAACTTATGATTAAGAAAATGACTAATAACCTTAATAGTTTTGAGGCTAATGTCGTTAGTTCGTTATCAGAAGCTAATGTTAACAAGTTTACTGTTAGTATTATAGCTAGTTTACCACATAGTGTAAGTATTGACAAAAAACGTGAAGAAGTCTCAGATAAGCTATTGTCGTTAAAACACAGTAGTCAGTATTTTGGAGATAGAGGTAAACGTTACGATATGTCAGTAGAAGTAATGGATGTTAAATTCATACAAACTAGCAATATTTACATGATTACTACTGTATATGCTAAAAAAGACTTAATTAAGTTTTGGTGGCGAGATCAACCCGATATTAGTAACGTTATTAATGGTAAAACTATCAAAATTAGAGCTACTGTTAACAAACATGAGCTATCAAAGTACACAAATGCTAAAGAAACCATGGTTAACCGGGTTAAAATCCTTGCAATTTAGGGGTTAATTAACGGTTGACATATAGCAAAACTCATATATATTATACTTAATAATAACTAATAACAATAATAAAAAAAGGAGTTATATTATGAGAAAAGCAAAAGCAGTAGGAACTAAGTTCTTTAAAGAAGGAACACAAAATCAACAAATCCTAGCTAAATTTTGGGGAACTGGTAAAGTATTTACTATGGATGTTCTAAGAGATAAATTAGACATCGCATCTCCAGGTGCAAGACTTTCAGAATTAAGAGCTGAAGGTTTTAACATCAAAGCTACAGCAATTGAATCTGGTATGCAAGGCAGACCAGCAGTAGAGTACACAATTGCTAAAAAAAGAGTAGCGGCGTAGTTAGCACAAAATATACATTATTGGGCCCTTTTCTTATAGGGCCCAATTCTATGAATAAACAAACCAAAAAAAGATTAAAAAAGTTGAAATATATAGGTTGACAAGCAAGATGTCTTACTGTATACTGTAAGTATAGTTAATAAAAAACAGGAGTTATAAATGGCTAATATGCAACTAAAGCAATCTCGTAAAAACACAAAAGGCGAGACTATCATTGAAGTTCTTCCTAACAATGTGAAGGACAATCCAAAAGAAACAGATGAGATGATTATAGAACGTATGCGTGAACGTTTTAACATCTTAGACGATATGACACAAGCATCAATTGATGGTGTTGTACGTGGTATGGTTGTAACAGGCCCTCCAGGTGTTGGTAAGTCATATGGTGTTGAACAAGTACTAGAAAAGAATAACTTGTTTGATGCAATTGCAGGTAACAAGCTACGTTATGAGGTTATCAAAGGTGCTTCAAGTGCAATTGGTTTGTACAAAGTACTTTACAATAACGCAGATAAGAATAGTGTTCTTGTGTTAGACGATTGTGATACAGTATTGTATGATGAGACAAGTCTTAACTTGCTTAAAGCGGCACTTGATTCTTGTAAGAAACGTAAACTAAGTTGGAATACAGATAGTGCATTGCTAAGACGTGAAGGAATTCCAGATACTTTCGAATTCCAAGGTAGTGTTATCTTTATTACTAACCTTAAATTTGATAATGTACGTGGTAAGATTAAAGATCACTTAGCGGCTATTATGTCACGTTGTCACTACTTAGATCTTACAATGGATACAATGCGTGAAAAAGTATTACGTTGTAAGCAGATTGTTGCAGATGGTATGCTTAATGAGTATCAGTTTACAGCAGAAGAACAAGATGACTTAATGGGCTTCATGTTTGATAACAAAGAAAAGATGCGTGAGATTAGTTTGCGTATGGTTACTAAACTTGCAGATCTTAAAAAGAGTTTTGGTGAAGACAAGTGGAAACGTACTGCAGAAGTTACATGTATGCGTAGAGCATAAAAATAAATTTTAGAAAAAGCCCTTCGGGGCTTTTTTTATGACATAAATATTAATATGGAATTTTTATTAAAAGCAATAATTGGCGGACTAGTGATAGCAGGTGTTGTTACAGCCGCAGAACGAGGCAACCCTACAATGGGTGCTTTAATATTAGGTATACCAGCGGCATCGCTTGTTAGTATTACCTTTATGCATTACAGTGGAGTACAACCAGATGTATTCTCACAACTAGCAAAAGAAACAATTTATTTTGTTATGGTCAGTTTAATATTCTTTCCAATTTTTGCGTATATGGTTTTGCATTATAGCTTCTGGCTATCTATGACACTATCATTGACAATCACACTACTTGCCATTTATGGCCTTCTAAAATACTTATCATAAAAGTCATGTATAACTTGACTTTTTGGCTAAGTTCATGTATTATACTATTATGAAATGTAAAATTGTTTTAAAAGATGAAGTTAACTGTAAGATAGAAGGTCTTGATGTTAACACCCGCCGTAAATGTGAGAAGGAACTAAAGTTCTTTTTACCATATGCATATCATGTGCCAGCATATAAATTAGGTAGATGGGATGGATGCCAAAGCTACTTTACAGTAGGTGGTGTTACATATATTAATTTACTTGATAGAGTACTTCCAACTATTATGGATAATGGATATCAAATTGATATAGATGATTTGAGAAAAAAGTTTGATTTTAAATTTCCAACTGTTGACGAAACTACATTTCAACATAAAGTATGGCCAGAAAAACATCAAATGGCGGGAGAGCCTATTATACTTCGTGACTATCAAATTGAGATTGTAAACAAGTATTTAGAGACTCCACATTGTTTACAGGAAATTGCAACTGGTGCAGGTAAAACATTAGTAACAGCGGCATTAAGCGAACGTGTAGAACAGTATGGAAGGTCAATAGTTATTGTTCCAAATAAAGATTTGGTTAGACAAACTGCTGACGATTATGCTAACTTAGGATTAGACGTTGGAGTTTATTTTGGCGACAAAAAAGAATTAGGAAAAACTCATACTATTTGTACATGGCAGAGTTTGAATAGTATTAAGAAAAGATTTAGAGAAGGTGAATCAGATTTAAGTTTAGCAGACTTTGCTGAAGACGTTGTGTGTGTAATAGTAGACGAAGTACACCAAGCAAAAGCAGATGTGTTAAAAGAGTTATTAACAAAAGAATTTGCACACATTCCATTACGTTGGGGTTTGACAGGTACTATTCCTAAAGCAGATCATGAGAAGGTTAGTTTACAAGCGTGTTTAGGAGATGTAACTAATAAACTTAGTGCAAGTGAACTACAAGGCATGGATGTACTTAGTCAGTGTCATGTTAATGTTGTACAAATGAAAGAGTTTGCAGAATATAATAATTATCAAAGCGAGTTAAGTTATCTTACTACAGATAAAGCTCGAATGGAATATGTAAGTGGATTAATTGAAAAAATATCTGCTTCTGGTAATACTCTTGTATTAGTAGATAGAATTAAAGCAGGCGGATTGATTTGTGATAATCTACCACAGGCTAACTTTGTTAGCGGAGAAATGAAGTCAACAGATCGTAAAGATCAATATGATAATATCAATGAAGGAACTAATCAAATTGTAGTAGCAACTTATGGAGTTGCGGCAGTAGGTATTAACATTCCACGTATTTTTAATCTGGTACTAATAGAACCTGGAAAGAGTTTTGTTAGGGTCATTCAAAGTATTGGTCGTGGAATACGTAAAGCAGAAGATAAAGATAATGTTCAAATATGGGATATTACCAGTACAGCAAAATTTAGTAAAAAACACTTAACAGAGCGTAAGAAGTTTTATAAAGAGGCAAACTATCCATTCAGCATTGAAAAAGTTGATTGGCAATAAGGAAAAATAATGAAAATATTAACAGTTGAAAACGAAACGTATGAACTAGATGACATACCAGACACTATAGATGATTTAAGATACAGTATACTAGATTATAGTAATCCAGGGTTTATTGATTACTACTTTATCCCATTGGTATTTTTAGAAAGTTTTTATGCACCAGCCGCAGTATTAAAAATAGGTGAATACCAAATTACTATGCCATTAGATTGGAGTGTTGTAATTTGTGATCCAAGTGTAGGAGATCCAGAAGTATTAAGTTTAATGAGTTTAAATGACAGAGGCTTTAGTGTATTTGCATTTAATCCAGTAACTGGTTTTACACCTAAGTTTTTAGATATTCAAATCACTAACATTTATACTGATGTTAAATGGTATGCTCCTAAACTTAAATTTGGTCATCTATTAAATGTACCACTACATGATGGGCCAAATGCACCATGTGTACTATTTGTAAAAGAATCAAACAAGTTACCTGAGGTACTTGACATTAGTGAGCTTTGGTAGTACAATGAAGACTAGGATACATGTTAATCAACATATAATTAAACGTAATGCTAAGTCTGGTGACAGAGAGCCTGTGTTGACATGTAAAACATCTAAAAGCAATGACTATGCACATGAGGTACATATTAAAGGTGATAGTAAGGTTGTTTACAGTCCAGATAAACCATTACCATGTGGTGCAAAAGTTTGGATAGAAACTGAAGGGGAAGTAATAATTGTCAAATAAACTAAACATCAAAGAAGAGATGAGATCTATTGATACTAAAGATAGAGCTTGGTATGATAGTTTAACCGATGAAGAAAAGAACAAACTTGGCTTATGGCTACTTATGCGTTACACTAGTAGTTGTGGAGATAAGATGTTTGCAGAGCATTACTTAGAATGGACTAATGAAGTAGTTAATGTACACTTTAACAAGTTACGTAAACATCCACAATTGCAGTATCAACTGATGCAATTAGTTGGATTAGGTAAGACTACATTTCATCCATGGCTTGCTCCTGGAAAATCAATGAAGAAAAATAAGATTCAAAAATGGGTAGTTGAAAACTATAACCATTTAAATGATGATGAGGTAGAAATATTTATTAGCACAAAAACAAAAGATGATTGGAAAGATCTTTTTGAGGAGTATGGGCTAGATAAAAAACAAATAAAAGAATTATTAAAATGACGTTTACGGCTTTAGATCTAAACATAACAGATGAAGACAGAAAAGCCATGTATAACGAAGTAATGTCCGTTGACGATAGTTATTGGCACTACAACGAATTTCGTGGATGCAAAATGTTACCTGTATTTAATGCAGGCGGCCAACTTGGTGGAAATGCAGAAGGCAAGAATACAAGACATGGTGATTTTGCATACACTGAACCAGCACAGAAGTGGACATTTACACAAAAACTTTTAGAAGAAAAAGTATTCCCATGGATGGAACCACTTGGCAGAGTTACTATATTAAGAACACCTGCAGGCTATGGATTAAATGTACATTTAGATAGCAAGGTTGACGAAATAGGTACACTACAACATAAATTTAGAATTGTATTAAACGGTGATGTTGATAAATTATATTTTATAGATAAAAAACATAACAAAGTCTATATTCCACAAAATTATACTACGTATGTACTAGATGGTAGTCATCCACATGCACTTGAACCTGGTACAGAAGAAAAAGTTACATTGTGTATAGGAGCACCGTGGACTGGACAACCAACAGAAAAATATATTGACTTGGTTAACAACTCGTTGTATAATATGAAAGTTAGTAGACCAGACAATTTAAAAGAAAATTGGACTGATCCTTTCTGGAAAATGGAAACTGTTAATGTATAAATGTAATTACTGTAATAAAACATTCAAAAAAGAAAGTACACTAGCGGTACATATGTGTGAACAAAAACGTAGGTTCATGCAACAAAGTGAACAACATGTTCAGCTCGGATTTAGAGCATTTCAATTATTTTACAAGATAGGAACAAATTCAAAAAATGAAAAAAGCTACGAAGATTTTGCAAAGAGTCAATACTACATTGGCTTCTGTAAGTTTGGTTATTATTGCCGCGACATTGGTATCGATGATGTACCGGCTTATGCAACTTGGTTAGTAAGAAATCAAGTAAGACTTGATCACTGGTGTAAGGACAAGCAATTTACACTATGGATGAAAGAACGTTTA